CGGTAGTGCTGGCTGAACTTGCGCAGGCTTAAAAGCTCGGACTGGCTGCGCTCTTTGATGTCGAGCCAGGCGCTCACGGCGTGGCCCCAGGTGCGGCTGTGGCTGATCGGCGCCACGCGCCACAGCTCCGCTTTCAGCTCGTCATGGATGCGCTGCGCTTCCTTGCGATCAGCTGTTCGAGTCGACCGACGTATGCGGGGGTGGTCTGGATGGCTGAGACTGACCCACCAGATCGACGAGCCTGCTTGTTTGTAGAGGGACATGGTTGATCTCCGTCGTACTGCTGACGTAGGTAAGAAACCAGGTCGTCCTCAAGGAACACCCATTCACGGCCTGGTTTGGCTCCTGGGATGAGTTTTGCTTTGGCCTTGGCGCTCAGCGTCCGCGGGTGCATCCGCAAGAACGCCGCGGCTTCAAGCAGACTTAACGACGTCGGCATACATCGAGGTCAGCTTGTCCATCAGGACGGTCGGGCCGACGCCCGGCATCGTGGTCATGAGGTTCTCCAACCAGACGTTGTCCTCGTGCCCGCGCCACACCTTGATGTAGCTGCCGTCCTTGTAGCCGTTGCGCTGCCGGAAGATGTTGAGCACGTTCTTGGCCAGGTACATCCGGCGCAGCTTCTCGCTCGGCAGATCGGCCTGGCCGCACAGGGCAGCGAACGCCGTGACCTGCGGCTGGGCCTGACCCAGCACGAGCTGCACAAAGCGCTCGACCGACCCCGGAAAGTCCGGCGACAGCGGGGTCACAGGCTTGTTCCAGGCGAACGAAATCCACTGGGCTGCAGCGTGGGTGTCACCCACCAGCTCAAGCGTCTGCGACAGCAGGAAGTGCCAGATGTCCACCAGCTCGATGTGCATCTGCTCGACGTTGGCTTCCTGCTTCTTCCACCACTTCCAGCCGTGGTGTTCGAGCAGCTCAGCCGACTCGACCCAGATGGCACGGTGCCACGCGCGGCGGCGCACGGCCCAGTTCGGGTCGATCAGGCTGTTCAGCTCGTTCTGCAGTTCGAGCATGCCGGCGGCGTCACGCGTCAGCATTGGCTTGCTCCTGCGTGTTGAGCCACTCGATCAGCTCGGCCTTGGTGGTGGGCACGTCGACCTCTTCGGTCTCGATGTCCTTGCGCTTGGCGCCAAGGTCCGTCAGCTCCTTGCGGAACGATGCTGCGTCGCTTTGCGAGCCGACCCAGCGGGTTTTGGTGACGGCCGGGATGCCGACGTGGGCTGTGACTTTGTAGAGTCGCATGAGATGGTTCCTTCGGGGTAGAGCGCGGCGAATCGCCGCTGGATGGACGCCACGTTGTTCACCACAGCGTGGTCGTAGTCACGGGGCGATGCCGCAGTAGCAAAGGTCTGCTCGCGGCCATCGGCCAGCGTGATGTGGAAGATGAGGTGCTTGCGCTGCCGGAGCTTCTCTATCGTGCAGCCTGGATAGACCTCATGTAGACGTTCGATCAGCAGGCGAACATGCTTCACATGTCGCGCCTGTCGCGTAGGCCCAGGTACACCGGATGGCGGGGCTTGTCCTTCACGCCGACGGGGAAGTACTTGTACTTGATGATCTTGTTGCGCACGTCGTTGAGCCAGAACCACTGCTTGTCAAGGTCGTTGAAGCCCGTGCCAATCTGGAACTCAACGCCGCTGTAGCAGTCGCGCACGAGCAGGGCGCCCATGCGCTGCTTGCCCACCTTGTTGTCCTTGTGGCTGCTGCGCTCGGTGCGGCCCAGCGCGTTGGTCTTGGCCTCGTTGGCGTTGTGCATCTCTTCGATGACGTCGAGGATCACGGCCTCGCTGTCTTTGAAGCGCTTGACCTTGAGCAGGTAGCCCTCGCGGGCCGTGCTGCGCCCGAACTTGTAGGGCGCCGTGGGGTTGCGCACGATCACGCCCTCGAAGCCTTTGTTGACGTGCTCGGCCTCGTAGGCCAGCAGGTCATCGGCATGCGTCACCAGGGTCTGCGGCAGCACGCGGATGCGGCCGAAGCAGTCCTCGAATGCGCGTATCAGCCGGTCGAGGCGATCGCCGTACCCGGCCTGCACGTTGTGCAGGTCGAACACGTGGTACGTGAAGTCTGGGCTGCCGTCGCGGCTCATGACGCCGGAGACGGTCGTACGGTACACGTCGTCGGCCGTGGGCTCGCCCACCAGCAGCTCGCCGTCCAGGCCCTCGAAATCAGGCTTGGAGTACATCTCGTAGATGGTGCGGTTCGGCACTTCCTTGAGCGTGCGGGTGAGCAGCTTGCCCTGCACCACGCTGGCACGAATGCCGTCGAGCTTGGGCGAGGCGAACATGGGGTACTGCAGCTTGGCAACATCGGCCTCGGCGGCCAGCATGGGCTTGAAAGTCATTTCTTTCCTTTGGGGCGACGGCGCACGAGCGCACTGAGGGTTTCGATGGCAGCACTGTTGTTGCCGCGGGCGCAGCGCGTGACGAAGTTCATCAGCGCGGTGCTGTCCCACGACTCCATGGCTGCAGCGGGCAGAAGGGCGGGCACGAGCTTGTTGGTCTTGAGGTCGTAGACCTCGACCACTTGCCAGCCAAGGCGACGAGCCTCGGCTGACGATGCCTCTGAGAGTAGATCGGCCATAGAGCTTAGATCGCGAAAGGAAAGCGGCCGAGGCCGCGGGGCTCACACCTTCTGCTTGATCAGGATGGTGAGGTTGGGCAGCTTGACCTGGATGGTGGAGCCCTCTTCGGTGATGACCACCGTGGGCCGGTCAACGAGCAGCCCACCCTCCGAGTACCGCATGGCCCATCTCCTTCATCGTCGTTTTTCCAAGCGTGTTTGGCACGCGACGCAGCGATAGTAGCCGAGGGCTATTCTCGCTTCCGGGATTGCGTCGCCGCAGTCGCAATGTCCATCAAACCCGTCGGGCTTGGTGTGCTGGTTTTTGCGGATGCGCGCGACGGCCTCATCGACCGCGCGAGACGTCAACGCCTCGGCGGTTTCAAGGTACTTTTCATCCATGTACTTCTTCTACGATTCTTTCGGCCAAGTCTTTGCGGCTGATCAAATGAGCTGCAAAGTACGCAGCGGTGAAGCTGGTCATCCAGGCACCGTGGGTCAGCATGACACCGCCCTGCTTGCTGCCGATGATCACGGCCACGTTGCGGCCTTCTTCAGCGCGCTCACGCAGCCACTGCTGCTGCAGCGGCGTGAGCGGAGGGTTCTTGCCGCCCACCAGGTCGATGACCGTGGAGGGGCGCTTGGGCATGGTGACGTACTTCCACTCGACCCAGAGGTCACCACGCCGGCCTGAGTACCACACGTCCGGGATGCCACCCACGTAGGGGTTGTGGTTTTTCATGTGGTACACCACTGGCGGCAGGTAGCGGTGCACCGACGCCATGAAGGTGTTCTCAGGCCCACGGCTCATCGCTTGCCTTTCACCGGGGGCTTTGCCGCGGCCTGGCGTTCCAGCACAGCGTCCGCGCTGAGCTTGGCGTAGCCGACGATGTCGTGCCACGAGTCGTGGTACTGCGGGTCACCGTTGAGCACGCGCCCGATCTTGTGGGCGATCATCTCCAGCGTTTCTTTCTGGTCCGCCGTGAGCTGCTGCCACTTGGGCTCAGCGCGCATGACGTCCTTCAGGGACTGGGTGATGCGGGCATGGTCGGTGTAGACCCCGTAGCGGGTGCCACGCTCAGCCAGGGTAGCGTCGATGTTGGTGCTCATGCCTTCGCCTTCGCTTTCTGGGTCTGGAACAGGGCCTTGTGGATCGCCACGAGGTGCACGGCCTGGTTGTAGGCGTCGGACAGCGCGTTGTGCGCCACGCCGCCAGTCGGCTTGGGCACGGCCTTGGCGCCGGGCAGCTCCTTGTAGGTGCGGAAGCAGCGGGCGTTCCAGAACTTCCACGGCGGGGTCATGTGCTGCTGGCGCATGGCGTGCGCAAGCATCGGAATGTCGAAGTCGGCGCCGTTGGACCACGGGCGCACGGTGTCGAGAGTGGTCTGGCCCACGTAGTCGCTGAACATCACCAGCGCTTCGGGCAGGGCCACCTTGGGCTCGTTGAACACCTGCTTGGCGGCAGCGTCCTGGCCCATCCACCAGATCAGCGTGTCCTCGGACACGCGGCGGCGGAAGTCAAAGTTCGAGTCGATGGAGACCGAGACGTAGAACCCTTCTTCGGAGACGACGCCCGTCTCCAGGTTGAAGGGGACAGCGCCGATGCTCATGATCACGGAATCAGCCGTGGTTCCGAGCGTCTCCATATCGACCATCAAGTCGGTCATCTTGGTCATGGTTGCGTCCGAGGGAAGAAAACAGCGGGCAGCCGTGTGACTGCCCGCGGGCGAGGTTGCGTCGCTGCTTAGACCGGAGCAGCCGGCTCCAGCGCGGCCAGCTTTTCTTGCAGCTTGCTGCGGCCCTTGTCGGCGGCGGCCTGGGCCTTGGCGAGCTTGGTCTGGGCAGCAGCCACGGCCTTCTGGGCAGCGGCCACGCTCTTGTCGGCGGCTTTCTTGACGGCGGCCAGGTCTTTCTCGGCGGCGGCAAGCGCAGCCGTGTGCGGCTTCAGACCGGCGTCAATTTCCTTGATCAGGGCCTGGAGGTTCTTCTTCTCGGCTTTGATCTCAGCCGCGGTCTTCACTGCTTTCTGACGTGCCATGGTATTTCTCCTTGAGATGGCGTTGGTATCGCTGTTCGTTGATGCGGACAGCTCTGCTGATAAGCCGGTCGATCAGAGACCGCCGGCGGTTCGTAGCGGCTTCGAGGTCGAGCGCCGCCAACACTTCGTCCTCGGTCAGGTCGTTGATCACGTCGTGCAGCGCACTGAACGACGACAGCGCCTGACCGACGAGATGCTTCCTGACCTTGGACATGGTTCAGATCACCGGCGAGCGGCGACGGCTTTCTTGGCGGCCGGGCGCACGGGCTGACGGCCAGCGGGGCGCGCGGGTTCCTGACCGTAGGACGACACGTCCGGTTCCTCGGCCAGCAGCGCAGCGGCTTCCTCGCGGCGGCTCAGCGCCACGCCGGCAGCGTCGTTGGGCTGCGGGTCGGTGAACGTGAGCTGCGCGTAGTCGGCGTTCTCGCTGAAGGCGACCGTGGTCACCACACCCAGCGGGGGCGAGGTGAACAGGCGGCGCACGTCGTTGACGTAGCCGTCGAAGTTGCGGATGGCGGTCGGGCTCACGGCCAGGGTCCACATCGGCGTTTCTTCGTCGGCGTCCGGCGGCAGCACAGCCAGCAGGCGGGTGTTCTTGCAGGCTTTGCCGGCGCCCTTGGAGCCGAAAGCGTTCATCGGGCACGACGCGCAGTCGTCGGACTGCTTGACGGGGCTGTTGCCGCTGGGCACCAGCTTGGCCGGGATCGGGCCGATGGCAAAGCAGGCCGGGGGCTGGATGTTGTTCTTGTCGAACTGGCCCTCGTAGTACTCGTTGCGCGACGTGAAGTCCACGATCACGAGCTGCAGCGGACCGGGCGTCTTGCTGCCGTCGGGCAGGATGAACTGCTTGTCCTGGGTGATGCGGATTTTGTTGCCGCCCACCGGGGCGGTCTTGCCCTGGTCCTGCTCAGCGAGCTGGCGCAGTTGGTCCTGGATGTTGACCACAGCGCCGGTCTTGCGCACGGCAACTTCGGTCTTGGGTGCGGCTTTGGAGGCCGCGGTCTTTTTGGCGGTAGCCATGTCGTATCCTTTCGTGGAAAGAGCTTAGATGGTGCGCAAGTTCAACTTGCGCTTGGTGAACGGCTGAACGCCGGGGACTTTCTTGCCTGCGTCGAGCAGCTCGCGGTAGGCAGGATCAGAGACGCGCCGCTGGATCAGGTGCCAGTACTTGTTCTTGGCCACGTAGGGCCAGAACGTGTCCCAGTCCTGGACGTCAGCAACGACAGAGGAAGTGATCGACACCGAAGCGCGTGCGCCCTTGGTCTGGGTGATGCCCTCGGAGTCCATCTTCTCGGTGATGGCCTTCTCCAGCTCTTCGATCTTCTCGCTGATGCGCTTGGCATCTTCTTCGAGCTTGCGGCGCTCTTCGCGCGCCGCCCACATCTGGTCGACGAGAGAGCCCAGCGACTGGGCGGGCGCGGCTGCGCGGGGTTTCGTGGCCGTAGCCATGACGTTCTCCTTGGGTTAACGGGATATTAGACAATCTTTGATAGATCGTCAAACGAACTTAGACGCAGGCGACAAGCGGCTCGGTCTTTCGCAGCGCGTTGCGCTCCGGCGGGACTTCGCGCTCTGCCTGCATCCGCGCGATCTCGGTGTGGAATTTCGCGTACTTCGACGTCGGAATCTCACCGAGCGGGGCGGGCGTTGCGGTCACTGCCCCCGACACAACGACCATCGCTCGCTCCAGCGTGCCGTCGCTGAGATACATGCCAGCGGCCTTGACTGTCTCGGCGATGGTCAAGCGCCCTTTCAAGTACAGCTCAGCGGCCTCCATGACTGAATACCCGCTGGATATACCAGGGACTGCTTTGCTGATCTTGAGCCAGGCTTGAAGGTCGCGGTACTTCTCGCGCGCTGCTTTAGCCACTGAGTGGTTGACGGTGTACGTGAACTGCGGCTCCACGCAATCGAAGTCTGGGCGCCAGACGCCGGCCGTGCGAGATATGAGCGTGGCTCTCACAAGTTTGAACTCGCCCTCGCGCGTGGTCAGCACCGCAGTGCTGTTCAGGTGAATTTGGTTCGGCGTAAAGCAGCTGGCAAACGCAGACGTAGACACCGATTGCCACGGCACGAGCGTGAATCGGTCTGGCGAGTGCCAAGTGATCACCGGCGTCTCGTAAAGGCCAAAGATGATGTCGTCGTTCTGGCGCTTGGCCCAGAAATGCGTAGAGCGCTGGTTGTAGAGCATCTTCTTGTCGGGCTCTTTGCGAAACCACGCCAACGAGTCAAACAGCTGCACGGCCGCTTCGTAGCTGTACGCGCGAGGGAGATTGCGGGGGTCGATCGAAAACATAAAGCCTCACTTGCTGTAGTTGATGTCGTAGCCGCCCTCGGCGTTGAGCGGGATGTCAGCGCACCAGGCAGGCGGGGTCGTCATGACTTTCATCATGCGTTGGAACACACGGTCGGCTTCGCGCGACTTGGGGTGCGTCACGATCTCGTCGTGGGTCGTCATCACCACACGGGCGAACTTGTCGATGTGCACCATCTGCTCACCGATCACCAGGCGAGACAGGGCCTGCACCAGGTTCTCACACAGCAGGCCGCCGTACAGCTTGGCTTCGTTCTCGCCGGCCGTGTAGCTCCACTCGACCCAGCCGGTCTCGGCGTTGATCTTCTTGCGCAGGTTCGGGTA